CACTTGGTAATAATTCTTTGTAAGCTTGTGCTTGAAACTGTGTAACTGCTTCTGCAAGAACTGGGTGTGTTGCACCCGAAGCTCCTTGAAATGGTTCCGATCTATTTTCATATTTAAAACCTAGAAGATCTAAACCTTGTGTGTAAGATTGCTCCCATTCTTTTCTTGATGCTTTGTAATCTAAATAATTTGAAACTAAATCTGAACCTATTGGTGATAAAATTTCATCTGGTAAAATATCTGCTAAATTATCAAAATGAGCTTCTGTACCGGGTACATTGATTGCACCTGGCTCAAAATTTAATGTAACACCACCATCTTCTTCTGGTGTAACTTCTACTGGATTTTGTTCTTCTTGTTCCTGAACATTAACGTCAGAGATATCTTCTGGTTTGATCTCTACTTCAGCTCTTGTGTTCGGGAGTCCTTTATCTATATCTGCCATTTATACTCCTAAAGTTTCTTAACACGTTTAATTAATGAAGGCAACCCTTGTGAGTTGGGTCCTTTTTCTGGTGGTGGGCCTGACTTTACACCTACTATACCACCATTTACTAAAAATTGATCAGCCATTACAGGTGTTCCAAATCCTCTGTTTTGTGATCTTAATAAATTTTTCTTTGCCTCTTCTTCTCTTACTCTTTGTATTCCTGCATCCATTTTTTGTTTTGCTTCTTCTAAGCTTATATTTGTTTTTGGTGTTGGACCTTCTACAAAACCAAAACCCATAGGCATGTCTACGTTTAAATCTTTTAACGCATCTTGTTTAACAACACTCCTTGCAGTTCTTTCTTCAGGTGTAAGTGATAAAATTCTTTTTGTACCACCAATCATATCACTTCCGATAAACCCAGCCTCTAATGCTTCTAATACAGGTTTGCCTTTTTTAAATGCTTTATATGTATCATAAGCTACTAAAGGTACACCAACTGCAATACCTAAAGTTTTAAAACCCGCAGTTAAAAATT